AATAAACCAAGTTGTTTCAAGTCTTGGCGCAGGCCATCAAAATTAACAACTTTGAAAGTTAAATTATTGGGTATTGTGTATTTGGAACTTTTTACTGAATATGAAAGTTCTACGTTAGCAAACACCCGTTCATCTTGACCACAAATGCGTCCAGTCGCAGATACTCCGTCTCCTAGCCAAGCCCCCAATACATAAGGGTCAATTAGCAAATTCTTATGGGGCAAATTAATGGTTCCAGCAACGGGGATTGCATGGTTTCTACGCCCCCTGGGTGTAAGTAGCGTGGCCACTATTTCCGCAGTGGTGCGCACGGTTCCGGTGGGGGCGCTCAGGGTTTCTGGTCTATGAATAGCATTTCTTTGAGCAACGGCAAGAGACTTATACTCGCCCTGTGAATTAGTTGCACGAGAGGGGCGATTAGCCCTGCGTTTTGCGCGATACTCGTCTGTTCGTTTGGTCAAAGCCTCAAGTTCACGAGAATTATACGTAAGCCATAGATGTTCATCACAAACATCCACTATTGAACCATCATCAAAAGTTAATTTATATCCATTTTTCTGCATTATCTCTGATTCAGCAAGAACAAGGTGTGGTTCGCCATCACGACCAAAAATAAAATCACCTGGCTTGATATCTCCCATCTTCACAAACCCATTAGGAGTAGGTAATACAGTGTTAGTATATACCGCTTTTCCTCCGCCTGCTGCTCCGCCAAATAGCGCCTCAAGTGAATAAGTGCGGAGGAAAACTTTTTGAGTGAGTGATGGTTCCTCTGGGCAAAATGGTGGCATTTTCGGTTCCAGGTACTCAAGAACCTTATTCCAATCGGGCATTGTCCACTCCAGTCGGTGTTTTGTGTATTAGATTGTGTGTTGTGAAAAAGCGCAGAGATCGAAAAACTCCAAAACCTTCTCGTATCAAGATTACCCTAACTCGCCTGCGGGTGTTTCTACTGCGTATTCGAACACGTACGGTAGCAGCAAATACAATGATGGTATTATTCATACTGTTGACAAGTATCGGTATGTTTATGTATTCTCCTGCCTTAGGGCTTGTTGTTGCTGGAGTGTGTTGTGGAATTTTTGGCTTCCTACTGGGTCTTGAATAAAAATGGCTTGGAATAATACATCAAATAAATCATTGCAGAGCCAGGGCATGAAGTCTCTGGTGGGGCCAGGTGCTCCAGTCTCAGCCAACCCAAGTTTTGTGGGCAAGGCATACCGCGATCCGTGGGATATTGAGCGCGCCTACCGCGAGGGAATGCAGAAAGTTACCTGGGTTTCCAGGTGTATTGATGCCATTGCGGGGAACCAAGCCCGTCTTCCTGTCATTTTGAGGAAAGAAAATTCGCCGACAGGACGAATTGTGCGTGGTGACATTGCTGCCAAATCGTCACTTTTGACAATTCTCAATACGAAGTCAAATATCGGGGAAAATGCTTACATTTTTAGATATCGTTTATCATCCCAGATTCTCCTCGGAACCAGAGGTGCATTTATTGAAAAGGTTCGTGGTAGGGACGGTTCAATTGTTGGGCTGAACCTCTTGCCACCTCAGTCAACTGCACCAATCCCAGACCCCAAATCATTCGTATCGGGGTATGAAGTTCTCATGCCTACCGGCGAAAAGATCATCATGCGACCAGATGACGTAATTTGGGTTCGTCGACCCCACCCCCTTGATCCATATCTCTCATTGACACCAATGGAATCTGCTGGAATAGCAATTGAAATTGAGAACCTGGCGAAACTGTATAACAGAAATTATCTGCTAAATGACGGCAGACCAGGTGGTTTGTTGGTTCTTCGTGGGGAAATTGACGATGATGACAAAGATGAATTAAGGAATCGTTTCCGTGGAAATCTTGGTCGCGTCGGTTCAACTTCTGTTATTTCCGCCGATGATGGGGTTGACTATGTAGATACATCATCAAACCCTCGTGACGCCGCTTATATTCAGATGCGTCAAATTACTAAAGAGGAAATTCTGGCATCTTTTGGTGTTCCGGAATCTGTTATCGGCAATGCCGCTGGTAGAACATTCAGTAATGCCGCCGAAGAGGTGAGCGTATTTTGGAATGAAACAATGTCTCCCCATTTGGAGATTCTCGCCCGCGCTTTGGATGAATTAGACAACGAGCACTATGTGGACTTCGACACCTCGGATGTCCCATATCTCATTATCACCAAGCAGGAGCGTGAGCGTTATTTGCTTGATGAACAAAGTCGCGGACTTATCAGTGTAAATGAATATCGTGAGGGAACTGGACGCAAGAAGGTTGAGTCCGACCTGGCAGACAGCCTTTTGATGAACCCCAACCTCACTCCCATTGCCAATACCACAAAAGCAATGCCACCTCCGGGTCAGGGTGGCGTACCAGTCGGTGGCGGTCCTGCAATCCCCGGCATGCCCCCCGGCATGCCCCCTGGAATGCCCCCTGGGGCTGAAGGTGCTGCCCCAGCCCCCGATACCATGTCTGGCGCCCTCATGGCAGAACAGGGCGGTATCCCCAGCGCCCCAACAGGAATGCCCGGTGGTTTTCCGGGCATGCCAATGCCAGGTGGGGGAATTCCAGCAGGCCCAGAAGGTGCAATGGCGCAAATGTCCGACAATCAGCCACTTGCCTACAAAGATGATGCTGGTGAGCGCGATATTGCCATTGGGCGGTGGGAAGAAATTCTTGACAGAAGCCTAGAGCGCGTACTTGAGCGCCAGCAGCGTGTTGTTCTTGAAAAGGTCGGCGGGAAAAAATCTCGGGAATTCCTGAATGCGGGTTCCCTGGATGCTGATGGGATTCTGAATATCGAAGTCTGGTCAAAGCAAATGGATGAGGATATTCGCCCTGTTCTTTCGGCAATTATCAAAGATTCAAAGTCGATATACTCAGAAAAATCCGCAAATTATATGGGCCCATCATCTTCTGATGTACATGCTCATCTGGATGCTCAAATGGCTCGCATAAAGTCCGTCAACGAGGAGACTCGTTCACTTCTAGACATGGCCATATTTAATTCTTATGGTATCAAGAGTGAAGAAGACCGCCTAAGCGCACTCAAAACATCTATTGTCAGTATTTATACCGATCTTCTCGTCAAAGTACGACCAGACATTGCTTCCTCTGAGGCCCGTCGTGCTTGGGATTATTGCAGGCCATAGTTTCCGGAAAGTCAATTTAGTTTACGGAAACTAATTTCTGTTTGGCAATAAAATGTACGTTAGTTGCATTTATCTAGACATTGCTTCTCTATTATTGTAGAAGATAGTTAGGAGCACTAATGTCCAATTCCTCCACGTCAGACATACTTTTCAAGGCCCTTGATGGTCAAATCAACATTGATTCCGCCCAGGGTATTGTTGAGTGTTTCGTCGCCGCCATCGGCAATAAGGACTCGGTTGGCGATGTTATTGTTAGTGGCGCCTTTACGGAAAGTCTTAAGCGACGTAAGCCTCGCGTTGTATGGGGGCACAACTGGAACGACCCGATTGGCAAGGTTCTAGAGATTTATGAGGTCCCAGCCAACGATCCCCGAATTCCCACCAAGATGCGTATGGCAGGAGTCGGCGGACTTTACTCACGTGTTCAGTTCAATCTCGCCACCGAAAAGGGGCGAGAGGCATTTGCCAGCGTTGCTTTCTTTGGTCACGAACAGGAATGGTCGATTGGCTACAAGACGCTTCAGGCTACATTCGACCCAACCATGCAGGCAAACGTCCTGCGTGAAGTTGAATTGTACGAAGTTAGCCCTGTTCTGCATGGAGCCAACCAACTGACTGCAACCCTCTCTGTCAAGAGTGATGAAACGGGCGAGAAGTGTGGTCCTGGTGGCGGACATGGACCCGCAATGATGGATATTCCAAGATTTAATCTCATGCCCCTTAACCCGGCGTCATTTGCTTCACAGAATGAAAGAACTGACATTTTCGCCGAGGGTGAAGCCGGGCAACTAGGCAATGAGGCACGAACTGCCCTGGAGTTGGAACTTTCTTCCAGGTCATCAAGCCCTATCACGGTAATTAGCGCAACGGAAAACAGCGTTATTTTCGATAGAGGAATGCCAAATGGAAGCCGTGTCACTTATCGGATTCCATACCATCACGAAACAACAACTGGCCAGTACATGTTTGGCAAGCCAGAGAAAATGGCTTCACAGCAAATTATCCCGTCACAAATGCCGTCAATGCCCATGATGGTTAAGCCTGGATATGTCACCAACTCATACGGTGACCCGCAGCAACCAATTTCTATGATGAAGTCGTTTGACGAGCAACTTGACCAGGCTATTGGAATTCTGTCAAATGCTGGCGAAGATGAGACAGTTAAAGAAAATGAATTGCAGAAAATCCAAGATGCAATTGATTATCTGCGTAAACTTTCTAGCACGCAAAACGAAAAGGCAGCACTTGAGTACTCGGTTTGGTGCAAGCCACAATACGCCTACCAGGTTAAGTCACTGCTTGACCCAGTAATCAATTATCACCGACTTGAGGCTCATGTCGATGACTATGGTGTTCATATTACGAGCGGTCTCAATGACGAGTCACTCCAGGCAGTCCGTTCCGCCCACAAGAATATTGTCAAATTTCTTGATGGCGGTGGTGGCTCAAAAAAAGATAGAGGGGCGTCCAACACAAAGGCCGCCCCAAAGACCAAGGTAAAGGCTCTTGGCGGAAATATTGGACCAAAACTTGGCGGAGGACTTCGGTCTGCACCAAAGGGCATGGCGTTTGTTGACATTACTGGTGTAACTGACGCCGATAGTGACGGCATTGTTTTTGAAGGTAAACCCGGTCTTGAACGACCGATTATTCCTCGTTTCTTTGTCCCCAAAGAACTAGCGCGCAAACTGTCCAGCATTGTTGAAGGCGATGCTGAGGCCATCGAAAAACAGCGTCGCTCGGGGAATGGCAATGTTTCTTTTGATGAAAAGAAATTGCGCTCAATAATTGACGATATTGGTGGCGACCCTAATCTCTTGCAAAATATCTCAAGAAATGATGGTCGTGAGCAACCAGCAATTGGAAGCGACCTTCCATTTGACTTGGGGACAAGGAAGCCACGTCAAATGTTCAATGAGAGTGATGAAGATTTCGCTCGTAGATCAAATCCACTTGACTTAATTAGGCCCAAAAAATCTGGGTCACGAAGCAAAACACGATATTCTGATGATGAAAATAAAATCCCTGGCAAACGAGTTTTTGCGGATAGGGACGACCAGTATCGCGTATACCAAAATGATGACGGAACTTATTCCGGTTATTATATGGTTCATGAGCCGGGTCGTAACTATTTTGCATACGAAGAAGTTGATGGTGGGCCATTCCGCAGTATTGAATTTGCCAAAAAAGCCGCACGTGTCGCTAGGTATAATAACGAAAAACTAACAACAGGGCGGAAATACGACGATGAACGCGATGTCCCTGGTAAGAAAATTTATTCTGTTTATGGCGACAACCGCAAAGTCAGTATTTTCCAAGATGATGATGGACTTTATTACGGTTACCTGTTGAATGGTTATAACGGCGAGATGAATGAAATTGATAATGCCGTTTTCGAAACAGAAAAAGAGGCCACGTCATTTGCCGATAGATACACACAACGACCAGTCAATCCGCCCCAAAAACAAACATCTCGCAGGGATGCCAGAAAAAAACGCCGCGAAAAAGAAAAACAAAAACCAACCCAGGAACGTGGTGTCTCAGTTAGAGATAACAGGAATTTTGACATAGATGAAATACCGGGGAGATTGGTAGATCGCTACGACGACGGGGGGAACGTCCGCGTATATCAAAACGAGGATGGAACATATTCAACATATAAAGAAATGAATATTCCCGGCACGGAAGGTGGATACTGGCGGAGGACGCAAGACAAGCCATCCGACTCAATAAACGAGGCAAGAGATACTGCTCGTAATCGCGGTTTTCGTTCACGCAGTGATGATGGAGATATTGAGGCAGAACTTGATGAGCAGTCTGATCGTCAGTTCCGCGAGAATCGCCTGGGCCAGCCTCGGAAGAAGCCGAAAAAATCAGTTGCTGAACTGCGCAAGGAATATGAAAAACGTAAGGAAGAATCACGTCTAAAGCGTCAACGTGATGCAGCGGAAAATGA